CAACATACATTTTTAAGTCTTTTCAATTTTTATTTAACAAAAGCATAAATAAAGAATGTAATATTCTATTAAAATACAAATAAATTAATAAATAAATTATAATAAAGAGTAATCGTAATATTTTATTATAAAATATATAAAATAAAATATTTACAAAACGAATGAACTTGAGTTTGAATTCACAATTGTCCACATTTACAAGCACTGAAAATAAAGGATTACTATGGAGTGTTTTGCATGGTGGTGGGAAGTTCAATAGTGTACCCGATGCATCGCTTAAAAAAGTTCAAGTCATGTTTGAAACAACGTTGAACGAAATGAATGAATCTTTCCAAAAAACGAATCAATCCATTGATTTGAATGTAATGAATAAAGAAGCCGTATATGCAATTTGTAAAAAATTAGACAACTTGATGGCCGAGGAAAGTAACAAATTGATAACAGGCCAAAAAAAACAGCAACAAATTCCCCAACTTGAAACAGTATATAGGGCGGAAGATATTCAAAAAGAACGACAGTCTGCATTCAACATGGAGCTTAAAAAAAAAGAAGAAGAAATGTCATCAATCATAAAATTAAGAAAACCTGATGAAATTAAATTTTCGGATGATGTTTATGATAAACCAATAGGAGATGATATGGAGAGGTTGCTGGCAGAAACGCTAGCATCACGAGAACGTGAACTAGAACAGCTGTTTAATTCAACGGGTAAAGAGGATAAGAATGTAGCAGAAAAATGGATAAATCCGAATCAGAATGCAGACTTTCAAAATCATACCACAACAACAGCAAGAGCAACAACAACAGCAAGAGCAACAGCAACAGCGACAGCAACAGATGGAAAAAAAAAAGTCAGTTTCAATAATGTTAAAACTGAACACGAGCCAATAGCAAGAGAAGAAAGAGAAGAAAGAGAAGCAAGAGAAGCAAGAGAAGTAGAAGCAACATTAGATTTAAATGCTCTTATGACTAAATTCAAAAAAATAAATACAACCGAAAATACAAATAAAACCAGCATTCAAAATAATCAAAATCAAAATGGTCAAAATGATATAATCATACAAATGTCAGAAGATGTTGGATTTATTAAGCAAAGTATAATTGAGCTTACAGAAAAAATAAACAAACTCATGAATGTTCAATAATGTAATGTAACAAGGTACAAGGCAACAAGGTAACAACACAACTAACGAATCAAGTTTCAACCAATGAAGATAATGATGATGACGACGGCGCCTGGACTGCTGATTCAGCCGCCGCCGCTGCCAACGAGGATGGTTTTGCCGCCTTTACTTTATTTTTTGGAGCAAGAGACTTCAACGTGGACTGTCTTTTTTCGCACCGTTTAAGAGTGAATTTTTTTATAGAAGCGGGACAATGTACCAGGCACGGAATTGATTTAATTGTTCCTGTCAACTTGTCATACACCACTTCTTTTGTTTTAACCAATTTTTTCTGTTCTATGCTAGAAGTTAGAAAGTCACAAAGAGCGGCTTTATCTTTAGCGCATAAAACATGCTCGGTTGCATACACTTCTACAAACGCGCTCATCTTTTTCATTTTCATTGATTTATCCAATTTTACCCACTGGTCTTCTTTATTTTGTGTTCGTTCTTTTTCTAAAAAATCATCAATATTTAAATTATGTTTTGTCACTTGTTTTGGACTTGTTTTTTTCAATAACATGGATTTATATTTGATATTTCTTAATTCAATACAGTCGCACTCCTCGACAACAACATTATCCGCATTATCTGCTGCTGCATTATCATCATTTTTTTTGGATGCAGATTCCATCTCCATCTCCATCATTGTTATTGTCGGAGCAACAGCAGCAGCAGAAACACCTGCGCAACTTTCAGAACTTTCAGAAGTCATCATAGAATTTGGATTGCTTGGATTGATTTATTTGTTAACCTTAATATATTTATAAAATAGAGTTTAAATCTATTTTATAAATACTATTTTAGAATCAATTCAAGGGGAACCGAAGGTGGTTCCCCTTTGACCCCTCCTCTATTCCTTTGTAGACACATCTGGGTCATTTGTCATCGTGACATGTGACATCATAGTTTCCCTATCTGTCCCTCTTTTCATCAAGAGGGGTTTTAGTTAAAAAAATGCAGCGGAGATGAAGAAGGCGCTAAACTACCGACACACATGGAATAAGAAAGACGGGAGACAAAATATGCCAAAAAGTAAGTAAAGCATCCCATAAATAATCCAAGCAATAAACCAAAGCTAAACTTCTTGGTTAAAAGACTATACAATGAGAAGAGTGTTACAAAAACAAATGTAACATAAAAGAAAATAGAAAATCCATAATAATACATACAATATTCACGAGTAAGAGGACCAAATAGCGAATTGAACAAATTCATTTAATTTCTTATACTTATCGTTATATATTTATGAAAATATAATATTTTTTATTTTTTTATTTATTTGTACTAAATAAATAATTATAGTACTATATAATATTAATTGTTGCATATAATTATTTTTTGACGCATGGAATCAACAAAAAATATAAATATCAGTGGTAAAAAAAATATATGTGGACTATTAATAAATAATGAAACTGCCATTAAAAATGAAACAAGGACTAATGAAACAAGGACTAATGAAACAAGGACTAATGAAACAAGGACTAATGAAACAAGGAGTAACGCAAATAATGTGAATGATGTGATTGGCGTGAATGAATTCAGCAATCTAAATTACAGGAAACGCGCTGCATGCGAAAACTGGAATTTACCTGACCATTATTTTACACACTCGCACCAATTCAGCGTTGTATCGAAATTGTATATGAATTTGAATAATGATGTTATTGAAAATCGCGACATTTATATAAAAGAAATTACTAAAAAATTATCCGGCTATAAAAAACAAGATACTGATAAACATTTTTATTCAAAGGACACATTTATTTCTCTCGAAGAACTAATAGAAAAACTATTATGTTCCAAGTTGAAATGTTTCTACTGCAAATGCGAGTGCGAACTTATTTATGAAAATATTCTTTCTAAACGCCAATGGACGTTGGATAGAATTGAAAATGATGCCGGACACAATGCTGATAATGTTGTTATTTGTTGTCTGGAATGCAACTTGAAAAAAGGGACAATGGATAGCGGTCGTTTTAAATATGGAAAACAATTGAAATTCAAAAAAGTGGGATAATTAAAATAATTAAAATAAAAATTGATAATATATTATAATATATTATATCATATCATTAGAATACACAGTATAAAAACGACATAAAATGCGTCATGAAATTGCGATTGCTGAAAAAAAAAGCAATGATAATAATGAAGAGTGGTTTGACTTGTGGATTTCATGGTGGGGGTGGTTATTGTAATAATCTAGGCAATAATAATGACATATTGATGAACGCGAAAATCTTGTTTTGATTTAGATGCCTTTTTATCAAACAATGTATCGTTTTCGTTGGTGTAAATAAATAATTTATTTTATTTTTTTCTATAATTTTTTCTATAAGTTGTTTCTGTTTCTTCTAGAATTTTTTCTAGAAGAACAATATATACAATATAAAACATGAACAAATTAGAAGATTATTTTTGGAATATGGATAAAAAAGCAATAGTTAACAAATGGCATCATTATTTTAAAATATATGACAAACATTTCCATAAATTTGTTGGAAAAAACCCTACTATTTTAGAAATAGGAGTATTTGAAGGAGGTTCATTAGAAATGTGGAACCATTATTTTGATAAAAATTGTCAAATTTATGGTGTTGATGTGAATCCGGAATGTTTGAACATTCCAAGCAAATTGCAAACAACAAATGTGCAGATAGATATTGGCGACCAAGCGGATAGAGGATTTTGGAAAAATTATTTAAAAGATAAACCAAAATTTGACATAATCATTGATGATGGAGGACACATCATGCAGCAACAAATTGTCACTTATGAAGAACTATACCATCATGTTTCAGATGATGGAGTGTATTTGTGCGAAGATTTACACACCAGTTATTGGAACGAATATGGTGGAGGTTTGAACAATCCGAATTCTTTTATAGAATACAGTAAAAAATTTATTGATATGCTGCATGTCTATTACATTAGGGACAATAATATTCCAAATGACTATAAACCATTTAGGAAAATCACAAACTCTGTGACCTATTATGACTCTATCATTGTTTTAGAGAAAACCGTAGATGAAGAGGTACCGAATTATTCTATTAGATAAAAAAGTGTAATTTCCAGGAAAAGAAAAATTATCAAATAATTGCGCAAAATGATAACAAGTTATCATTTTATATTAGATTGTGCGCCTCTCTACCCTACCTATTTTTCATAGGTTCACTCAAATGAATTACTATTATTTATTTTTTTAATTAAAATAAATTATTTAAATTGAAAAAAAGGATATAAACCAAACGCATAAAATTAAGTAGTAAACAACTAATAAAATTAACTAATAAATCATTTACATTTACATTTACAGTATATATTCAACACAATTATAAAAAAAATGAGTGCATGCATGAGCATTTGTGAAACTGCAACAGTAACAACACCATTTGCTGCAGTTGAAAATAATAGCGGCGGCGGCGGCACATATACCACACAAAACAATTTACTTTTGAAGAATTTATTGAAATTTTATGAACAAGGAAATAATTTGGACACCATGCTTAAAATAATTAACGGTCATTCCAAAATATCTCTTCGGATTATCGACTGGTTTGCAACAAACTATGCTAAAAAGTTTTATACAGTTTATACCATTCAAAATACGTCGAGAAGATTTAAAGTGTATGTGGATTACAAGTTGAAACTGAAAGCGTACTCTAAAAAGCGATTTGACCCATTTTGTCGTTGGGACAGAATTACAATTCCGTATAAAGACGGAACCTTTATACAAACAACTATAGGACAATTGAATTTTTTTAAATGGGCAATTGAAAATGATGTTGTTCATTGCATTGAAGAAAATTATCAAGCCATTGAAAATGATATGAATTCAAGAAATAGCACATCTAAACATTCGCGCTCATCATTGTCTTCGACGTCAACCGCATCTGAAGAGTGCGACATATGCGACATTCAATTGGAGACGACAACAAACGAACCAAATTCAAAGACAGACAAAAACAAAACTCGCAAAAAACGTGAAGAGTTATCAATATCTGCTACAAAAAGTATTAAAAAGGAAAAAGTGGAAATTGTCGTGAGTTTTGAATGATATTTTTAATTTTTAACCATGATTCTATGATTCTTCCTTCACATTTTTTTCCGGATTGCAGGATAAACTCAATTTAATTTATATAAAATTGAATTTATATTTTAAAGGTTAACCTATTAAAAAAAGAAACAAAGGTAATACTCCAAATGATTTCTGCAAAAGCTGTTAAAGGAATAATTGGTGCCATTATAAAGAAGTTCCCAAAAAATATACAAACAAAACTGAAAAATATTAATAAAGCTGGACAATGCGACGTATGTACCACAAAACGCGTAAGTCAGAATTCAAGAATATTGCTTCCTTATTACATCATTCGCAAATCTGGGTTAACGCTCGACCAACTAAAAACGTACACTAACGGTGTTGTTATTGAAGTTCCATTTCGAGAGTATGAACGAATTCGCAAGTCTTCCGTTGGTAACGACGAACTTGATGAGTACATAATTAATAATATAGGGGGAGAAACAAGCAATCCTGTTGCAGCAATTGTAACCATTGGGAAAGAGGGTGGATACTCGGGGTCATCTGTTCAGCGTGAAGACCTGGTAAGACTAAAAAATGAAATAGTCGTAAGAGGTTGGGAACCTGTTGCATACAATCCAGAAAAAACGATGAAGGGTAAAAAGAATAAAGGTAATGCGAACTGGTCAGGACACTATTATTACAAAATCTCAGGGGGCTCGCAGCAAAGTTTCAAAAGCCACCCAAATAAAGAACCTCAAATATTCACAACACACAAGGGGTTCATGTCCACAGATAAAATAATAGTTGATGTCATGACTTCATTAGTGTGGCAGATTCTTCACATTTTTGACATTGATAAATTCATTCCGACAGAAGATGCATTGAAATACAAACAAATTCTAGAAGACTACTTGAAGAACACTACATATTTGGGGAAATCATGTTATGACTCCATGAAAAAACTTGAAAATGTCCGTGGTGGAAAGCTTATAAGCCCAATCACGCAAAAGGAAATATCTATAAACGCGTTTGATAAAGAAACTGTTGACGGTGGCTACAAAGATGAAATTGTAGATATAAGCCACGATGATGCGGTAAATAAAAATAATATAAGATTTTGCCCAGAAAATAATGTCATGTTGTCGGATTATTTCCCTGGAAATTTATTTTGGGATACTCATCTCGGAAATATGCAACAGCAATCCTTCACAGTAAAAGAATATTGGGCAGAAATGGAACAAAGAAATACGAAACGAAATTCGTGGTTGGTGGCGGCATCATCGGTTGGTTGCGCAAATATAATTGACTAGACCAATTCACAAATCAATCTCTTCCATTTGACATTCATGATTTGTTATATTTTTTATAATGCAGTCTCGAAATAAATCTTTTCTGAGTTCAAATCCAACTCCAATTCGCCCCAGTTTTTGTGCTGCAATTGCGCTAGTAAAACTTCCGGCAAATATGTCTAGAACAATGTCGCCGCGGTAACTATAGTAATAAGTGCTCATTGTCGGTATGTCCATTGGAAATGGCGCAGTGTGTCCCAGTTTATTTTCTTTTTTATTATTTATCTTTATTACAGGCGACAGCTTATGAATGTCTCGTCGCCAATCTTGCACTAATTCCTTCGGTATGATATTTTCAGCTTGTCGAAACGGATTTTGCGTGATGATGGTTTTTAGCGAGAAGCGTTTTCCGCGGTCAGATTCGCTCTTTTCACAAGTCGGATTTTTGCACTCCCATGAGCGAAGCCCTTTAAACGTGTAGCTGTTGCTCTTTACGATTAAACTGCCACAGTCATTGCACGGGTATTTGATATCCTTCTCCAACCTGTGTTTGTGAAAGATGAGAATGTGTTCATAACAGTTGCACGAATACTGAAAGAATGGAAACGGTTTATTGCCGTTTTTATGCCTGGAACTCTGCACTTCGCCCTTGTCCCAAATAACATCATCGACAAATGTGAATCCGCATTCTTCAAACATGACTATAAAATACGCCGGAAGCGGAATTTTCCTGTTGCCGAATGCATTGATTTTATCCATTTTATCATTGTCAACCACGTCGCTAACATTGAACACGAACACGCGATGGTTATCCAAAACACGATAGCATTCGGTAATTATTTCGCGCATGTCGTCTAGGTACGCTTTCAGATTTGCCCAAGTGGAATATTCGCGCGCATTGTAATAGGGCGGTGAAGTCACAATATGTCCAACTGACTCATTTGGAAGCCGTTTCAACCCCTGCAAGCACCCACCCCAAACCACTTTTATTTTTTCAGGGTTTGATAACACATTGGTTAAAAGGCGATAGTCTGTGAAATTTGTTTCCATGTTCCATTGTTTTTTTATAACTTCACGATATGCTTCTATAAAATCATACACGTTTCTTTCCTTGTTTTCCTTGTCTTCCTTTTCGTCATTGTAATCATATTTGCGCGTCAACTCTTCAAGCAACTCTTTTGACAGCGTTTCATTTAAAATGTCAAAGTTTTCTTGAACCAGATTTGACAGGACGGTTGGTACTTCTGCTTCTGCTATTTCATTTTTTGGTTTAGGTTTTATTTTAATTTTTGTTTTTTTTGGATTCGTCTTTGTTTCTTCTTCGTCTTTTTCTATATTCATTCACAAGACAACTAGTAATTATTATAAAATTATATATTTATTTCAATTTTATAATAATGTATAATAAAAAGAAAATCAGGGGAACCAAGGTTCCCCTCCGACCCCTCCTTTTGTTTGAAATATAAAGGAAAGGTTTTCTGATTTGTTTATAATGAAAGGATGTAAGGAGGGGTCAAAGGGGAACCTTGGTTCCCCTTCCTCTAAATCGAAAAACTGTACATGTCTGATTTAAGCGGTCGACTCGCAAAAGAAAGCGCAGGGTTTTGTGGTGTCGGCACTGGGATGGTTTGAGGCGTAAACATCAATTCGGCAGGTTTCAACAAGTATGCGCTCTTGCTCGGACCGGCTTCAAACCACTCATTGTATACAGCCAAGTTACCATCGCGCAAAAGCTGAAATGACATTGCCATTGCTTGACACCCAGCCAAAGACGGCGGCATTGGGTCATAATTATTTACCGAAATTGAAACGTCTGGTATAACAATTGTCATGTACTGTTTATTAAACGTTGTCAACTCTGTAATGTCGGGACTGTTCAAAACGTCGAATACTTTTAATATTCTTAAAAAAGCATTGCTTGTGAGATTTGTAATCTCGTACATTTTTTCAGCACCCGGTTGATAAAGAAGCGGGTTGGCTTCTACAACTATAATAACTTTACCAGTAAATTTTTGCACAGGTTCAGCGCAAATATTTTTCCCGCCAAATTCGTGATTGTATTCTGGCATCAACATGTCTTTCAAATTTGAATTTATTGATTCGGCCATAGTGTTGAGCACATTAACATCGTTTGTTTTTATTCTAAAAAGCAAGAAAAGAGGGTCGCTCGGATTCGGACACACGGTTGAGCTTGTGCTAAATGCGTTTGTTGCAATGCTGCTCATGGCTTCATCAAATGGAACAGAGTTGTATGTTTCCTTAATACACTTGTCGTCGCTCAAAGATGTAGAAATGATTGGTTGACCGTTGTACCCATAAACTTCAAAGTCTAAACACCTGCATCCCATTTTTATTGCATTTTGAAGAGCACAAGTGCTTACAAAATCATTTGAAAAATTTCCAGTTGAGCAACAATTGTAAGCGCTTTTTACGTAATAGTCTCTCAATAAAAATTGGGAAGACGGGTCTGATGAAGCGGCTGTTATCCAGTTTGAATTTAATGCTGGCGCTTTTTTCTTATTTAAACGTGAACAGCTTTTTGGAAGTAGTGTGTATTTGTAATAAATATAATATGCCATGCACCCCATTATGAAAAAAATTAATGTGCAACCAATGACGTGTATCAACATGGTATTTGGAACTTGTGAAACTATACTTTTAAACCGCAACACTTGTCCCATGACTTCATTTTTAAAAGATTCGATATTCTTAGAATTCTCAGACGACATCTATATTTTATTATTTTAATATATTCTAAATCTTATATTTTGTATATATAATTAAATTATGATGCAATAGTTAATTACTTAAATATTTACTTACAATTAATTATTAATCAACGAATTTAATTAATAATTAATATTTTATATATAAATTGTTTTTAATTATTTAGAATCAATATTCTTATATATATAGTTTATATCATTAATTATATTATTAAGAACACCACACAACACATACAACGAAATAATGGCAGGAGGTTTGTTAAATTTAGTCGCGTATGGAAATCAAAACATCATTTTAAATTCAAATCCTAAAAAAACATTTTTTAAATCAACGTATGCAAAATATACAAATTTTGGGTTACAAAAATTTAGAATTGATTTCGACGGTCAAAGAAATTTGAGAATGAGCGAAGATTCTAAATTTACGTTTTACATTCCTCGGTATGCAGAATTATTGATGGACACATACCTTGTTATAACACTTCCAAATATTTGGAGTCCCGTATTACCTCCGACAACTTGCAATGAATCGTGGACGCCGTATGAATTCAAGTGGATTGAAAACCTGGGAACACAAATGATTAAAGACATTACAATATCGGTTGGAGGGCAGACGCTTCAAAAACTAACAGGCGGTTATTTGCTGGCACTCACGCAGCGTAATTTCAACGGAACACAGCGCGACCTTTATAATCGAATGACCGGAAATGTACCAGAATTGAATAACCCAGCATTTTTTTCTACAAATAACGGAAATTACCCAAATGCATTTTACAATTATACAAATGAACCGGCAGGAATTGAGCCGTCTATACGATTTAGAAAACTTTACATTCCCATAAATGCCTGGTTTACACTGAGCAGCAAAATGGCATTCCCCTTGGTTGCGTTGCAGTACAACACGCTTCAAATCGACATCACGCTTCGACCGGTAAGAGACCTATTCGTAATTCGCGATGTTTCCAATGTCAACACGGGAGAGCACACGCTGCCATCTCACTTTCCTGAATACACAACGCCACACTATATTCAACCCAATTTTAACGATAACTTGCAACAGTTTCATCGATTTATACAACAGCCTCCCAACGTTGAACTTAATTATGGCAACTCAACTCGAAGCGACTGGAATGCAGACGTTCATCTCATGTCAACGTACTGTTTTCTCTCTGGAGATGAAGCCAAACAATTCGCATCCATGCCCCAACAGTACCTCATCAAGTCCGTTTACGAGTGGAATTATGAAAATGTTACAGGAAGTCGGCGCGTCTGGCTTCAAAGTTCGCTTGGAATGATAAGCAGCTGGATGTTTTATTTCCAAAGAAGCGACGCGTATTTGCGAAATGAATGGAGCAACTATTCAAATTGGCCTTACAATTACAAACCGGTTGGATTACTTCCCGCGCCAATTGATTTAGAAACCGATCCGTGCCCATGGACTCCGCCGCAAAATTGTCCGCTGCCGCCGCCGCCCTTGCCGACGTCGCCCGCATGCTACGGGCCCGGATGGAACCCAGCAATGAATGAACCCACCGGACTTTTTATGACGCAGGCATTCAGCGTCGAAAACCAAAAAGATATCTTATTAAATTTGGGAATTTTATTAGACGGAAAATATAGAGAGAACGTGCTTGATGCCGGAATTTATAACTATCTCGAAAAATATACAAGCAGTCGCGGTTCTGCTCCCGATGGGCTTTATTGTTACAATTTTTGCCTAAATACTGAGCCTACAGAATTTCAGCCATCGGGAGCGATAAATGCGAGCAAGTTTTCGACGATTGAGCTTGAATTTACCACGTTTTATCCACCGCTGGACCCTAGCGCAAATTTCTTGACAATCTGTGACCCGGAAACCAATTTTCCGATTGGTGTGAATAAGCCGACGTGGAGAATTTACAACTATAATTACAACCTGACAATTTTTGAGGAGAGATTCAACATGCTCACATTTGTGGGCGGAACTTGCGGACTCATGTATGCAAGGTAGGGAACCAATGTTCCCCTTAATAATTAATTATTATAGTATAATAATAATAATTAATTATTATAGTATAATAATAATAATTAATTACTATAATATAATACAATAATACAATGGCAACAACAACTCCAAAAATAAATAATCCACAAAATTTTAGAACTTCAAATACTTTAAGGACTACGCGAAAGCCGCATTATGCAACCAAGGCGGATACTGCATTCAGCATTATTCCCGGCATGCATCGTCCAAATGCAAACAATGTTCCATCCAATATAAATCAGGGCGATTTTATAGGACCGAATTTTAAAGCGCGCCCGTTGAAGCATTGGCGCAGACAGCTGGTTCCCACAAATCCGTCAACAGACAACTCTAGCCAAAAACGAATGGCGACGGTGAATTTAATGGATACGCCGGGGTCAACCGTCTACAAAACAAATGCAGAATCGTGCAAATGCGTTGAGACGGGCGGAAATTCATTTCAAATAGAAGATGCGTACGCAGTAAATAAGTGTGATGAAGAAGAAATGATTCAAAATAATGGTGCAATATCTGTTCCAACTTTTTTTATTAGCACTCCAGTTATTGAGGAAATATTTATCGATATTCCGGGGGCTCCAATCATCGTCGACATTGATTATAACAATGATGAACCCACAGTTCCAGAAATTTATCATGTTGACCCAATAACTTCGATTGCTCCAACGATTCCGGACCAAGAAGATGAAGTAAATGTTGATGAAAGTTATGAAATAATTACCAGCGTTTATGATACAGTGCGCATTTCGTGCAATCCTGAAAATAATCGAATCAGGTCGGGCATTTGCACGCTGAGCCAGTCCTATTATGAAACCACATCTGGCTATTTGCAGTCCAGATGCAGAACTGCAGCTCAACGACTCTCAACAACAAAAAAGGCGGATGGCGTGTATTATGCTAACGATAATACTCTGTTTGAATTCTTATACCCAACAAATGAACCCAACGGTCCCCAAGTTTATCAGTCTAAAAATTGTTCAAATCCTAAAACGTATAATAATAACGCGCTCAATCAACCCGCCAACAGCTATTGCAGCACAGTTTATAAGCCAAATAATACGCAATTTGCGCAACAAGGTGCCGTTTCAGGAAGCACGCGTCTTCAAAAATTGAAAGCAGACACTATTACAAGCAACGGGTTTTCATTTTATTCGGCATATGGAGCAACAATGGCAAATGCCGGAAATTTTCAGGGAACAAATGCATCAAGTAACTACTACGTAAAAAATAGAAAATATCCGCTCGACGGCTTTATACACTTGAATAAATATCGTCAAAATAAACAGCTGGCATGTTGTGATTTTGTTTTTTGAATATTTACATGTGCATCAATTTAATAATTCAATATTTAATTAAATATCATACACTTTTACTTCTTTATCGTCTTCGAGTAAACTGAATCGGAGTTTATATGAAAGAATATTGTCTAATATGCTGCTTGAATTTCCACCGTCGTTTATACTTTGAGCATCTTCAGTTGAACACCCGCCTCTAATAAAACTAACATTTGATATTGTTCCAACGGGTCCAGGTACGACAGTTGTACTACTCACATTACCAATCAAAAGTTGAATGTTGTCATTGGTAAAGTAATTCATGGATGCGTCATCGAAATATGACACGCACACATTATTGTTACACGCATTTCCTTTGTCCTTGCTTAATGAAGTATTCAAAATAATTGTATTGTTCAACATGCCGTTAATAAATACATCTAAAGCACGATTATTATAATAGAACCCAGTATCTGTATTATATATTGATATGGGTTTTCCATTATTCATTTTTTTAATATTTCCGTCAGAGTCTCTCAAGAATTCACCTTCATCTTCATTGTAGTCGTCATCGCCGTTGTAGTTCAAAATTATATTTATCGGTTCTTTTATTGGCAAGGGAGATGACATTATTTGATATGTTTGTTTTGGAGTAAATAAAGTTGATGAAATAAATAAGTTGCAACTTGCATCAATGTATGATGTTAATATGTTGGTTGTGGTTGCATTATTCAGCGTAAGTATGTTGAAACTTGCATCGACTTTTGTTGGCGGCACCCACGAAGTTATATTTATCCATAGCGATATTGCAAATGCGCCCCTTTCCAAATTTGCGCCAGGTTGAATGGGTATCGGAACGATTGGACCCGCGCTTAAAATGGGCTGCGAAGAAGTGGTGAGCGCAATGGTTTGTTTTTGTTGCGTGTAAAATGAAAATAAAATATAAACAACTAGAATTAAAATGACAAATAAAATAATATAAAATATGTCTATTTCTTTTCCATAAAATAACATTTTTCAAGGTTTTATTTATAATTATTTATTTTATATATAATTATAATTATAATTTAATTATGATTAAATACAAAAGGAAACAACCTCATTTAGTTTGTAATGTAAGGAGGGAGTGTGAGGGAACCTGGGTTCCCTCAATTAAATATCAAGACTAGACAATTCCACATTATCTTTTACAAAAGCGAATCGAACCTTGTATTTATTAAAAAAGTCTGAAACAGAACTTCCGCCGCTTCCATATCCGCTAGAATAAGTATTCCAAGCGTCTTGCGGTCCGAAAGGATTGGAATCAAATGTTGAAGAAATATAACCATCAATTCCGCCACCCACATTTATCGTTCCAGCAGGTAAACTATATACTTCATCTAAAGCAGTTGTTTGGACAAGTTTACCATTCACATAAATGTCCAACGAGTTTCCATTATTTACAGTTGCAATGATGGACGCCCATGTTTGAAGTGGAATTGATATTATTGATTTTGCTGGAGGTATTGGTATATTTTGGTCTCCAATTGTAACATATAAATTATTGTCATTAGTTCCTAAACTTAAATTAAATTGATTGCTGCCACCTGTTGGTGTTGTTATAATATTTTTTTGAGACACCGTTTCTTTCCAACTATTTACGTAAACCCAGGTGGATATTGTAAAAGAGTAAGACGCAGTCACAGTCATTGGTGTTGGTTTAGATGCATCTTGACCCCCCGATGAAACCGTGGTTGAAGAAGAAGACAACATTGTCCAAACAAAATAAACAATAATAATTAAAAGTATAACAATAATAATCGTTGTCCAAGAAAAATCCATATTATATTATGTATTATGATAAAATGACCTATATAATGTGTATTATATTATTATTAATTATTATTATTATTATTTTTATTTTTATTTATTTTTATTATTATTTTTATTTTTATTTTTATTTATTTTTATTATTATGAATATTCTCTCTTCTCTCTAAAACAGAAATTGTAAACTATCTTTTTTATAACTTGTAAAAAATTCTCACATTTATATGGCTTCATGTATAGTTGTATGCATGCATGTTTTATGTAAAAAGATAGTTTACAATTTCTGTTTTAGAGAGAAGAGAGAATATTCCTAAAAATAATAATAATAAAAATAAATAAAAATAAAAATAATAAAAATAAATGTAATAAATGTAATAAATGTAATAAATGTAAAATAAATTAATTAAAAGTTTGGACTTGTTGGTGGGTTTAGATATTTATGAGTATTATATATCCACGAAATTCCATCACTTCCTAAAACGTTTCGATAATAAACTACATTGCATGCTTGGCCGTATATTCCCGGTTTACTTCCTACAGTTAAACTCGTTGGAAGTGTGGGAATCACATTTGGCACTGAAGTTTCCAAATGATTATTTAGAAACACGTCCATTATACCACTGTTATTAAAGTTTATAAATAAATGATTCCATCTTTGCAAAGGAATTTGGCTTTTTGGTTGAGACGTCTGTGGGATTGTTGCGCCGCCAACTGTAATGTTTATTAAATTATTAGATGCATCATAGTTTATGGTCGGAGCTCCTGAAAAATTCAGTATACTTACACCAGTAGAAGTTGTATAATTGCTATTTGTATTTGACGGTTGTGGGTGAATATAAAACCATGCAGATATTCCATAGTTGTAAGTTGGCTGATTACCATTTTTAGTGTTGTCTGCCAGTGACGGTGTCAAAGAGTTTGTCTCGACATTATTTGAATCTGTGGTGGTTACTTGTAACGGTTTGTTTGTCACATTCAAAGGTAACACGCTGTCCAATATTACTTCGCCGTTGTGATTAACGACTGCATCAAACGCTTTGGGAAGAATGAACAGTAATGCAATCAATATAATTTCAATAATGAGAATAATAAAATATGTCCATTGTGTTTGTGCTAATTTTAATTCTGTCTTGAAGAAGTCAACGACGTCTAAAAACAAACAAGGTATATAAATAAGCATTTTAAAAAATAGACTTGACCATGTGGGTGGTCCGGAAATATAACCCGGTGCTTCCGCACCAATGAATTTGACCACCATGGCAAAAATTCCAACAAGTATTGCAATGTTTATGGCAAATAATACCGTGTTTGCAATCATGGGAACATTATTATAGACGTGCAAAATTGCAAGAATGATTCCTAGAACAATTCCGATTAGTACTGTGTATTTCAAAAATGATATTATAAAAGGCACAAATGCTTCAAATCCCATGACAAGCAATGATAAAAGTGCAAAACCGATGAATAAGAATATGCACAAGAAAATTGATTTATTATCAGACACGATTTGGTACGGTTGTTTTGTATAAATGTATACAACCAGAGCCAAATACATCAGGAAAATAACGAGCATTGACTTGGACACAAGTTGCACCAAAAAGCCCTTTACGAAGTAGCTGCATAAGAAGCTGGTTATTTTTGTGAGTGAGTTCCACGCATCTGTTGTGGACGACACCGACATGCCGCTAAAAAAGTTGTTGACGGATTCGTTGATATTCACACCTTTTACGACCACAATGTATAGCAAATGAAGCAGCACCATTCCGATAATTATGGACATGATAATTCCTGCAAGTTTGTTTACAAGAAGAAAAAGTAAACCATTTATGGATATCAATAAAAATATGATGACGTAAATGGTTGATATATTTATTATAAAGCGCAAGGTGGCTGCAAATGCAAGTATTAAAATTAGAAAGACTGAAAACAACCATTCATTTCCAATGAATTTGTGAATTAAACCATATGATATTCCAGAAAATATTAAAATGCAAATTAAAAATATTATATATTTACTTTGTGCATTTTGTGAAAACTTTTGTTTTATTTGTAAAATATTTGTAGTTGCATCGGTATTTATTTTTGACCCCAAATTTTTAATTGATTCCCCTACATTTTTACCTACGTTTTTAGCTGTGTCTTTAACTGTGTCTTTGAAATTTTGATAACGGGACATGGACATATATATAATATAATATTAAATAGAAAATATTAAAAAAAATGAAAAATGAAATGGATAGAAAAGTATATACTTTAATATAATTATATATAATTATAATTATTATATTAAATAACTAAAGAACATTATAAATAGTCCACGCCCTTGCCGTTGCCTTGCCTACGATAAATAATATGCCCTACCTATTAAAACTAAATATGCAATAAATAATAACCATAGTATTATATACAATGTCCAAATGCCGCCAATATTACTGTTGCTGTTGTAAGTATTAGATTCCAAGTATATTGAAGTAAAATAAATAGATATTATAAATGTTGTTATGATTGATAAATGTAACAATGTTGTAGACAAGGATTGATTAATTACGATATTTATGAATTTATTTATAAATGTTGTCATAGTTGATGTTTCTTTAAAAACTAATAAAATCAACATGAGTGCTCCAATTGCTGTAAACGTTGCATTTACAGGGTCGCCTTCTTCATCGCCGAATTTTGAGTCGTGGCGAAAAAATACAATGATGAGTGAAATCCACAACATTAAATAAGTAATGATTGAAAATATGCTCATTGGCGATGTTGGGTTGGTTGCTAAAATTCTCGGTAAAAATTGAATATATTTTACACGTTCCGAATCCATTGTTGATAACAAACCAAAAACGATGGTTATTATAATAAAACTTAGAAATGTCACATTGGCAGAAAATGTCCAACAACTAGATTTTGAAATATTTTTGTTGCAATCATCGAGTAAATTATAGAATATATAGTATAAATATGAGCCCAATGACAAAGCAAGTATGCTTGACAACATCCACCAACCTACAGATTTACCATAAGTGTAACAATATGTTACTATTACGGCTAAAACGAAAATGAACCCGGTCATAACGCCTGCAAAATTTCTGGAAACTTGGCTTTGGTTTGGATTCTCGCTTAAATCGTTTTGTGCCGTTATCCACCAGTAAATGACACCAATCCATGCTAGATATGTAAGTATTGGAAAAAAATATTTTTTTAACAATGTTGTCATACTGTAGTTTGTTACATTCAAATCAAACCCTCTATTATACAAGTATGTCAAGAATGTTGCAAACAACCATGCGCCAGTAAATAACCCACCAATCCACTTGTCTTCGAATAAATATAATAAAACATTTATAATAATGCATGCTGTCAGAAGTAAAAAAAACTTCATTACAGTTGACGTGCCTTCGCCTTGAATTGTATTCATTTTGTATATCAAATATTTTAATTGTATAAAAATAATAATAAATACAGATATATTATATTATTATTATATTTTTATCAATCCATTCCGTTTTATAAAACTTATTCCATTATTCCATTCAAAAATTCTCAAATGCTGTTTTTTTCCCGTGACAGTCTCGGCACAATGCCACTAAATTATCCACTTGGTTGGAACCGCCATTTTCAAGGCGAATCCTGTGGTCTACTTCAAACCAGCTAGGCAGTTGTCGTTTGCAGTCGCCGCATCTCCATGATTGTTGGGCTGCCACAAACTTTTTCTTTGATTCGCTTACACTTCGTTTTGTGGCTTTTGTTCCGGTTGTTGCCGAAGTTCCTCCCGAGGTCATCATTTTATTCATGTTGTATTGTTGTCGCTTAGATGTACTTGTATTAGAATTAGACCAATCTTCAGCTTCATCTTCATTTCCATTGTTGCCGTTGTTGCCGTTGCCATCGCTAAAAAATGCGCGTTTATTTGTCATGTCGAAAAAAGGGGTCAGCATGTCCGCCGATTCTCTGCTGATTGGCATATATTTAATGAGTTCATTTGCATGATGCATAATCGTTTGAGAATTTGCCGGATTCTTTTTTAAAAATAAATACATGGATAATCCGAAGAATCCAAATGTTGCCATTTTAATATACTTTCTCGCATTCGCCGTCTCCACCATTTTAAAATACTTACCGTCATAATAAGTATTTAAAACTAATGCAGCGGTTATAATAAAAATAATAAACTCAAATTTGAATTTCATAATGTGACTGCTATGTTTTTATTAAACTAGTATAATAGTTTTTTATTTTAATTTCTGTTTTTTTATGAATTTATTTACATTAAATTTACATTTAATTTTGATTTATCATAAATGAAAATTATAAAGGGAAAAGGGAAATATAATTCAAGTTATTTACGTCTAGTCTTGTTTGTAATTTTTAGTGCAATCCACTTGTAAACACCATTTTTGTCTACAGCTGATTTAAAAAACTTTCCATTGTTACCTTTTTTTGTTTTATTTTTACACTCATTTGCAGGAAA